AAAGCAATGGTTAGGTTTACCAAAATAGATATTTTGGCCATAAAAAAAGGGCGACATAAAGCCGCCCTTTCCTGTTTTGTAAAACAGTATCTATTAACTGAAAGATACGTTTGCTACAGACACGTTTGCCAAATAGTCAGCCGCATTACCAAGTGATGATGCAGTGTTGTTTAACTCTACATAACCATATCTTGTCATGAAACTTACTACTGGTTCAAATGTACCTGGATCCAATACAACACCTGAAGACATTAGCGGGATGTATGGGCAATAGAATGCCGCCGCATCTGATTCTGATGTTCCTTTGTAACCAACAAGTACGTCTGTTGCGTCTGAAGCATATGCATCAACATATACTTTCATTGCACCGTTTAAAGTACCTACTAATTTAGTATTAGTTGGTGCCTCAAATGTACCTTCAGTTGTTCTTGCGAACGCTGAAGTTGTTGCAGACTGAAGTACTGTTAAAGTGTGTGGTGATACCACAGCAAAGTTACCAGCACCACGTCTTGTACGCTGTGCAATTTTGTTTGCCGCTCTGTTGATCATAACAGCAAGTGCCGCGTGTTCGTCACCGACGAATGTAGCAGTACCTGAAACTGCGTTCTGATCATACTGAACGTCTGATTCAGCCGCGCCAGCAAGATTTCTTAAAGAAGCAAGAACTTCTTGGTCGATTTCAGCAGTAATTTCTTGTGCTAAAGCCGCCATAATTTCTGCCTCAACATCGATACCTTGTTGTGCTTGTGCGTCTTGTGCAGACTCAAAAGTCCAACGAGCACTCAATTTACGAGTTTTCGCTTCGACTGTTTGCTTTAAGATCTGAATTGACAAACGCTTACCTGCTGTACCTTCTAAAGTAGCAGTAGCATCTGCTTTATCAGTTGTCTCATTACCTGAATATCCAAGTGCTAACTTGAATGGTGATAATGCTTCTTCGCCTGCTGTAGCGTCATCGAATGTGTCCGAATAACGTACTCTTAATGTGTGGATTTGACCCACTGGTCCTGTCATAGGTTGAACACCAACGATTTCGTTAGCGATAACTGTAGGCATGACCCTTCTGATTACCGGTAGGATAACTCTGTTTAATGTAGCAACGTTACCTGCTGAAGTAGCACCTGCTGTTGCTGTCTCTGCCAAATACTTTTTAGTATTTTCCAAAGTTGCAGACATCACAGATTTCTTCGTGCCTGATAGGCCTTCAAGTAATGCGCTCTTAGTTTCCTGCCATCTACTTTCTAATAGTTCTGACATTATTTTCTCCTTATTTTAATCCTGCAAGTCTTCTAATATCTACGACATTATCTGTTGCAGAATTACTTGCGCCATTTCTAACGTTAGATTCTTCTTTATTGCCTGTTACTTCAGTTGCCTCGGTGAGCGTTGCCTTCTTCTTTTCTGGAGTATTACCATCAATTACAGAAGGTAGATACTTGTCAAACTGCTTTTGAATATTTTCAGTTTGTACAGACTCCAGTAAGTCCATCATAATCTCTTTCTGATCTTTGCTCAACGGAGCAGTTAGTTCAGAAATTATGTCTTTTCTTTTTGCAGAATCTTGTGCTGATTTAATTTCAGCATCTTTTGATTCAACTAACTTCGTTTTTTCTTCAGCGACAGTCTTAGCCTCTGCAAGTTGCTTGTCTTTCAACTCAACTACTTTTAATAATTTTGCAGTTTCAGATTTATCATTCAAGTATGAATGTTGATACTCATCTGCAAATGTTTCAAATAGTTTACGTCCAAAGTCATTTTTACGTGCCGCATCAATGTCTTCCTTAAGAGCAGTAATCTCTTTAGAAAGTGTTTTTGCAACAGTAGATTCAACAACTTTAGCACCTTTCTTAATGAAAGATTCTTTCACAGTGTCAAAGTGTTTTTTCGCTTCACGAATTAGTCGAACTTTAGTTTCCGCAAGATCTTTTTTATCTTCATGGAACTCTGCAATTTCTTTTGCCAAAGCCTCTACAACAAATTCCTCAAGTTTGCCAAATTTTTCTGACATTACTTTTTGGTCTTCGTGTAGTTCAGAAACTTCCTTGCCGAGTTGCTGTACAACAAAGTTCTTAAGTAGATCTGCGTTTTCACGCATTGCTACATGGTACTTTGCTCTTGCCTCTGCAAGTTTGGAACGGTCGTCTGCAAATTCCTTGATCTCTTCACTTAGTTTGTCATCAAGCATTTTTTCCACGGCTTCAACCATAGTGGCTTTATCGTGTTCATACTTTTGTGCAAATTCTTCGCGAAGTTCTGCTGTTACCTGCATACGGTTTTCTGTAACCTTATTGTTCCACGCTTCTTCGATGTCGGCTTTGATTTCTTCCGAAATAGCATTATTCTCAAAGAGTGATTTCAGTGCTTCCAACATCTTGTTCTCCTTATTTCAATCCTCGTATAATTTGTACAAGTGATTCTTTTAAATATTTCTGTGCCTTTGCATCGCCTTGAACTTCGCGAGCCATATTAAATGCCTGCATACCGCCTCGGGTATTCATCAAATGCTCGTAAATTGGTGTTGGATATGCACCTGGAGCAGATGGTTGAGCAACAATATCAACTGTGATAATTTCGAAATCACTCACATTGTTGTCCTCGTTTACGTTTCCACTACCACGTGATGAGACGCCCAGTTTAACTCCGCTTTCCAGCATTGTTTTAACCAGTTGTCCCATCGGTGTTGGTAATATTTTCATCTTGCCATAACCGTTAGGTCCATCCATCCACATTTCTTTCATCATGTGGGACACACGGTCAAGGTTAATGTTGAGTCCTTCTGGGTGATCCACTTCTCCAAGAACTGAATATCCACCGCTTATTTGATCGTTAAGAGTGTTGACAGCCCTACTGATTTCACTAACAGGATACACACGCTGGTTTGCATTGCGTACACCCCCTTGGATACAAATACCTTTTAAATGAAGGTCTTTGCCGTCTTCAGTAGATTCCAGAACGATCTTCGCCTGGTCGAATGTCAAGTTCTCTCGTAAGTTAATCACTTGTTATTCCTCAACAATTATGAGCCGATAATGCTTTTACTATCAGCGCCTTTTTCACCTTTTTCAGGTGCTTTAGCGTTTGACATTGACTTAGATGCTTTACCGCCTGGTACATTTACGTTACCGCCATCTTCAGTTTTAGGAGCACTTACAGTACCGCCTTTTTCTTCTGATGAACCTTTAGCAATGTTAGCACTTGTGCCGCCCATGTCATTTTTTCCAGCAACTGGAGATTTTGCTTTGTTATCTTCGCCTTTTGGCTCAGCAACTTTTTCAACATACTCTCTCATTTGCTCTGTTTCTGACTTTTTACCTTCAAAAGCAGGTACTTCGTCTACGCTAAGTTCGGAAGCAGGCTCAAAAGCCTCGTCTTCCTTCTCTTCGTCACCCATGTCATCCATTGGTGCTTCTGAGTCTTCTTCACCTTCGTCGCCTTCTTCACCTTTGTCGCCCATCATTTTTTCAAATTCGGCTTTAAGGTCGTCTAATGCGTCTTCAAGGTCTACAACACGATCTTCGATTTCTTCTTCGCCTTCTGGCTTGTCTTCGCCTTCTGCGTCATCTTCGATGTCAGCCATCATATCGTCTGCTGGATCACCGCCCATGTCGTCATCACCTTCTGGTGTTAATTCTGTTGGAATTTCCTCAGCAACTTCTTCGTCTTTAGATGCTTCGTCTACTTCTTCGTCTTTTGACTCGTCAGTTTTTTCATCTTCATCAGTTGCTTCGTTAGTTTCTTCGTCATCATTGTCTGATGCTTCATCTACTTCTTTTTCATCTTCGTCTTTGTCGTCTTCGTCATCTTTAGATGCTTCTTTGACGTCTAAGTCTTCCATGTCATCTTCAAGTAGATTTTCATAAATTGTTCTTGATTTTTCAACTACGATCTCGTGGAACAGTTCTTCTGCACCTTTGCGATCTTCGTTAACTAATTTTTCGAGCATTTCCTCGAATTTGTTACGATCTGCCATTTTGGTACCTCCTGTAAGTTTTATATATGGTAAGGCTGTCAATAATATTTACATATAATTGGAAATATACGTGGAAAACAGGCTCAAAACGCAGGATTTTGAAACCCGAATGTGATTAGTTGAAGTCTTTCTTAAATTCTTCAACTGTGATATGCTTTAAATTTGAGAATTTTTGTAAACTTTTTGGTACGAAAATCTCTCCTTCTTCTACTACTCTTATATATCTCGTTTTGCTATTTCTTTGTAAAATAACCCCAACTTGGCGTTCCCAGTTGCCAAAATATGTAGCAGGATCAGTAGGTCTTTTATAATTTAAGGTGCCTGCGTATAGGTTATTAACAAGATCTCCTGCTTGTCCTGTGCCTGTAGTACCTTTAAAATCAAAGCCTAAAATATAGATTATTTCATTTCCGTGTTCAGTTGCTAAATCTAAAGCAGTAGGCCCACTACTCCAACCTTTGCTTGGGTTTAAAATCTTTAATCCTTCGATTTCTCTAAATGTTTTATTGTGATTAGTGTATACTTTATGCTGTTTCTGCCAGCCGCTTTTTGCTATTTCAAATATCATTTTAGCATCTACTGCCACAAGATGATCAGGTTCAAACTCTCTATACAGTGCATTGCAACCATATATAGTTCCTATGTTTTTTAAAGGGATAAGGTCTATTGATTTTCTGCTTCTACCGTTTCCAATAACAAACGCCGTAGACATTTGCTAAACTCCGTTAAACTTCAGGTTGCGAAGCAATACCGTACATTTGTTTTACGAAATGTAATTCTTTTTGTTGTTCTTCTTGATGATACTCTGAGGCTCTACGTGCTTTATTAATCTGACGAAGTGTTAATCTTGTTTTACGTGTATCGTCTGGTTTAAGAATTGACTCGTCATCCATTGCGTCGTAGGACTTATCCTCGATTGGTTCTAATGTTTCTTTATCAAAATAAAATAATTCTCTTAGTATCATGTAACTATTTATTCCTATGCTGGAGGTGTTTCTGGTGCAGGACCTGCTCCGCCGCCAGTTGTTGTATCAGGTGGTGCCGCCGCTCCTCCGTCAACTGGTGCTGGTTCTGCTTCTGGATCTATATCCTCTGCGCCTGCCATATCATCACCAATGCCTGCTCCACTAATACCTACACCACGCATTTCGCCTGCGGCATCAGTTGGTAAAGGTTGTAGATTTTCATCATTTTCTTCACGCCATAGTCTTTCGTTTTCTGCAATCTCTTCTTCAGTTAAACCTAAGAAACGTTTCATTGCATAACGATTTGATAAAAACGGAATTGCTTGAATTTGTGTAAAAGTTGGAATACGTACATTGTCAAGTTCTGATTGTCTATAACTTGCAAAGTTCATTGGTGGTTCAATTCTAAGATCGAACATACTAATATCAACGTTTACACCTTTTTCTAACAAATAACGTTTAAACTCTTGATTAAATTCTTCTGTAACAAGACTTTGTAAACGTTCACAGTATTTGTTAAAACGCAATTCTTGAATGTATGCTGTACCAACCCTACCGTCATTGTATTGACTTTGTCCTTCGTCTTGTGCCGCACTTGGTAAGTATGAACTTGGGATACGTAAACCTCTAATAAGTTTATTAGTAAAGTATTTTAGGTCATCAATTTCACCTAAGTTAGTACCGCCTGGTAGTGTTTCAACTTTAGATCCGCGTCCTTCTGCTGTTTGTGGAAAGAAGTAATCTTCATTTGTTGATAGTGGATTGTATGCACTGTCAATAACACTTGTTGAACCACCTGTGCTTGAAGGAATACGTCTTTGATGTATTTCTGTTTTAACACGCTCAACAAATTGCATTGCCAAGTGTGAAGGCATATTACCTACGTCAATATAAAACACACGTCTTTCTGGTGCTCTTTGTGTACGGTAAATGATAATAGCATCTTCAAGTAATTCTTTTTGTTTGTAAACTTTAAAGATTGATTCTAATAGTGAATTACCAAATGGATAGTTGTTGTCTAAACCTTCTGATAGTGATAAGTGTACAACGTGTTCAGCATCAATTGCAAATTCTCTTTGTCCTGTTTGGAATCTTGAACCAGCCTGTGAAGTTCCAGTGTTACCTACCATACCTTGTGCACCACCACTTTGATAACCTGTAGCAGGTTGTGAAGCACCGCCGCCTGTTATATTTCCTGATGTAACATATGGATCAGTGATTACTTGATCTCTAAAGTTAAAATTAATATCTTTAATGATATACTGTTCAGGTTTTTTGCCTTCTGATTCGTTTACAATAATACGTGAAACTTTTGCAGGATCAATATAAAACCATTTTTTAGTTTCTGGATCTCTAACAAAAAAAGCATCACCGTATTTGAATACGTTACGTAAAATACGGAACATTTTAGTATCAAACTTTTGTAGTTTTGACCACTGTTTTAGATACTGTGATAAAATTTTTACTTCTGAATTAGTTGCTTTGTTATTAAAATGTAAATTAAAACTTGTATGATTAGCAGGATTTTTTTGAGAACAAAATTCTGCAAGAATATCTAAAGCCGCATTAACTTCAGAATCATTATCCATTACATTATATTGTCCATAACGTTCAACTCGATTCGGTGAACCTACATAGACATCTGGAAGATATGAGGAATAGTTAGAACGTGCTGGTCCAGGTTCTGCGCCACCGCGACCACTAAATGGACTCATGTTACCCATACTGTTATCAGCAGTTGGTACATTAGTAAAGTATCTTTTCCAACTCATATTATCCTAATCCTTTCAATAGATTACCTTGTAAACCTCTTATTGCACTTAATTGGGCCTTTAGTATTCTATTTTGTTCATATAACAATTCTGCCATTGCCTGAGACATCTGACTACTACTATTTACATTCGCTTCTGCAGTCTCGAAGCCGTTTCCGGC